CTCTATCAAAAGGATATTCCCTTAACATAACTGCCATTTTTACAGCTTGGAAATCTCTCAACAACATATATACTGAAAAATCTGTTCTAATATTAATAGCTTCAACACCAACTTTACTAGCCCAATCACTTATTCCTTTACCATGAATGTTAAAAACACCAATGTGGACTAACATAGCATAAGTCTTAGCCGGAACTCTTACTTCAACATACTTACTAGCATCTACGTCAACACCAAATTCTTCTAACCACCACTCATTTAATTCTTCTTTTGTATCAACTATCATCATCTTCCTCCTCTAACTCATCTAAAAATTCATCTACTCTTGTTGCTACCCAATTAGGTATATCAGAAATAGCTTCCTCTGTATCATCTTCCCAGACAATACCTATATGCCATGCTTTAACCTTCATGTTATCTCCTCACTACTTAGTATAGATATTTCTAAATGTGTAGGCTCTCCATCTAGCCCATGTTCCCATGCTTTATCCTCTGCTTCTTCTAATGAATCAGCTTCTATCTCTATCGTATGCCATTCTTCTACTAACATATTAAATTTATACTTCATCATCTACCTCCCATACGTTATCATCTTCATGCCTAGCATACATAATATCTTCAGGCATATACTTAAATACCACTCTTAAAAAATGATTAAGGTGCATATCTCCTACATCAAACCACTCTCCCTCACTACTAGAGTAGTATTGATATATTTTATGTAAATCAAAAGGTGTTTTTCTTCCTTCAATTACTTCTTGTAGTTCTAATAGTTTATTTATTTTCATCATCGTCCTCCTCTATTTCTACTATGTCAATGTAAGGTCTGTAAGGGCCATCATATGTTTTCCAATAACCTTGTACTTTAGCGGCATGATATGCTTCATCATCATTCTTTGCATTAACTTTAGCTACCTCAGTGGCTATATAACTTCTTGATACTTTATATCTAGGCATCTTCATACTCCTTTGTTGGATGCCATATGTCAATACAAGCACCACAGTTATCACACAATAGTGTAGTGCAATCTTCAAACTCAGGGAAGCCCTCAGTTAATTCAGTAGCACAATACATACAATGTTTAATCAGCATTTGTTAGCCTCCTATAACACTCGTTACTTCTTCAGTTGATTCTTGTGACAAGTTAGTAAAGTTAATTGTCATCTCGTCATCATCCCAGATATCCTCGTTTACTTTCCAGTACTCAACACCTGTGTCAAATGTGAGCCTATACAAAGCACGTAGTAGTTCTGATCTAGTCATCTTTCATCTCCTCTCGTGGATAGTATACGTCCACATGGCTCTTACATTTAGGACAGGACAGGTTAGTAACCATGATGTAGTCTTCTTCATCTTCTAAATCGTGGTCACCACCCCAGATTAATTCAGTTTGGCAATGCCAACAGTTCATTCTTCATACTCCTCTTCATAAACTGACTCATGTGTATGATAACCATACTCCCAGTCAGGTGCTACCTGTGTAAAGGTTGACCTACAAGAGATGGTAGTTCTTATCCACTCATCTTCTGCTAGTTGTTCTGCTATCTCACTTGCTTCTAATTCATTATCAGCTTTGATCTCATAGTTCTTATCACTGTACACTGTTCTCTCTATCTTCACACTATATGTCTTCATTTTGATACTCCTCTTTTAGTCGTTCCAATACATGTATAGCTGTATGTATATGTCCTGTGCCACGATCTCTTATCTTCGTAGATAGCACAGAGATTATATTGTCAATCTGATCTTGTAAATTGTTATCCATCTTTATCCATCCTTTCTATTTTAGTTACTACATATTCGTCAAGTATATCCCTGACCATTTGTTCGCCATGAGCATAGATGTATATTTTATTTACTGCAAATTCGCTATTAGTTTTAAGATTTAATTCACTATCTACTTTTAGTGATCTATATCTTACCTCATATCTAATCCATTCTGGTTTAGGAAATATCATTCAAGCTTCTCCTTTTCTTTAAACTTTTGTCTGTTGTATTGTACCTTACTTCCTTTCTTAGGTGGCACAACTTGCGGTGGTTTGCGATCCTGTAACATAGCTTTAGCTACAGGATTGCGTACCTTTATCTTAGGAAGTTTCATGCCGCTAACTGCAAGAACTCAGGGCTACTCACCCACTTACTTACTTCTTGCTCTCTAGCTAACATACTCACAGCCTTAGTGTCGTTGCCTGTGTTACGTAACTCAAAGCCGTTACGTGCATCAGCGTATGATGAGTAGTTCGTGAACGCACTATACAAAGCAAACAGATTGTTACCTCGCATACGTCTCTCATCTAGGAATAGATCGTGCAACTTACGAGACTTACGTTCTGACTTGACTATCTTTTGTATCAACTCATCAACTTGAACGTGAGCTAAGTTAGTCGTAGCCCATGTCTGTAGTCGCTTGCCTTGTAGGTCGAAGTTAGTCTTCGCTACTCGTAGCTCACGCATGAAGTTCTCGACTGTGAAGCCTGATGTGTTCTTCTTACGCACCATATCCCAGTCACCAGTAATCTGACCATTAGTACAGAACGTATCTATACCACCAAACCACGTAGCAGGTGAAGCCGTACCATCAATAGCGTGTACTGCTATCATACGGAAAGCTATCTCAGTCTTGTGCTTAACAGTCTCAACTGTTGTCTTCACATTCGGGAAGGTGACATCAAGCATAGACCAACCCTTGTTACGTGCTGAGTTAAACTTGTATGTTTTATCTTGAAGGTCTTCCTGTGATAGGTCTTCAACTATGGTATCCCATACTCTGTTGTAGAACTCAGCGTGATTTCTAGCTGTAGCACTACGTCCTATGATAGCAATAGCCTCATCAGTATTTGAGTTGATGACGTACTTCTTATCTTTGACTCTAGTCTTATCAAAGCTGACATCAAAGTCGAGGTGGTCAGGCACGATAAGCTCATGCGAGGCTGTGTTACTCATATCAAATGGCATTGTTTAGTACTCCTTGTTTATATTAAATGTTACTTCTACGTTATGTCCTACCTCACTTGCGTAATCCATCATCTTGTACAACGTACCCAGATCATAGGCATCAGCGACTACAATATGATTAGTGTATGTAACGATAGGTTTCTTTAGCTCAGTAGATTTTTTGGTCTTATGATTATACTTGTATTGCTGTACGTGTTTAGTACGCATCGTTATGTTGTTGTAGGATATCATATTAAGTTACTCCTTTAGTTAGGTTTGATTTCAAGAAGACACATCTCAAGACCTGCCTTCCAATAGTGTGCAGTGAGTTCATCTATTACCCATACAACAGGCACAGACTCTAGTATCTCATCTGCGGCAGTGAAAGCATCATCACTAGTCTGATGCTTCCCTAAGTAGTATAGCCTGTGGTTCGCACCAACTGCAAACCACTTACACTTATCAGGTGTATCAGCCATAGCTTAACCTGCGAAGTGCCACAGCTTACGTGACCCTGTTCGGTTACGCTTATGCTCAAAGTATACAGTACGCTTACCGAAGTGATAGGCAGTCATACATTTACCTTGCTCACGTTTGAACCACCCTCTGCTCTTAGTCTTACGCTTACGTGTTAAGCCTTTGATACCAAAGTAATTAAAACGAAAACCTTTTGTATCGTCATTGAGTGGTAGTGTTGCTTGTATTAAAAACATCATATTCTCCTTTGCTGTTTGATGTGTGTATTGGTTGTATAACTAATTGATAGGGGTGTCAAGCCTATTTTAAATTTAAAGTTTCTACTACAGTAGCGTGGCAAGGTGACACAAAGTTTTCCTCATCATTCATGGTACTATCTAACGCTTGCATAGTCAGGAACATTAACTTTGTAGCGAGTTCCCTTGGTGTCTCTTTGACATCATAATATACGCCTTTCTTTTGATCGTACATAGGGGTAACACCTTGCTCTATCTTTTTTATGAGAGATCTAAGAAGTAAAGGTAATCTTTTTTCTGCCTCTTCTCTTTCAATTAAAGATCCATTTACATAAACACCTTTAGCATTTTGTCTTAGAAAAACTAATGTGTTAAATGTATCCATACCTTCTTTCTTACTGCACGTACCATTCATAATAGATAATGCAATAGCGGCACGTATACCTACATTTAATATACCTTGTGTGTTACGACAGACTTCAGCCATCTCTTCATTTAACTTTCCAAGTTTACCAAATAAATACTTTCTCATAAAAGTTAAATCTGATGTCGAAGCAGGTTTCCCTTTTAACATTCCAAATCTACCATTACCAGATAAGACAGCCCTAAAGGGTACACGTACTGCGGCTATGACTACATTAGGTAAGCCTGTAAGATCACCAAAGGTTCTCTTGTTACCTACATCTATCTTGTCTTTAACTACAGGTACTAAGCCTCTACATACAAGCATCATAACTGGAATTTTAGTTTGAACGATAGCCCATAATCTGTGTTGACCATCTACCATGACATCATCTGTATCAAAGCCTATGCCTTGGGTAGAGGGCAACCATTCTCCTGCAATTAGTTCTCGTGTAAGAACCGATACTTTAGATTGAGATAGTTTACGATAGTTTCTAGTATTCTTTACTAGATACTCTGCCGCTATCTCAGGCGTGATCAACTCATACTGAGCCGTTGGTACTACTTCAGGAATAGTGAGTCTAGTTAATTTTACGTTTTCCATTTGTATTTTTTCCTTTGTGGTTGATTGATATTCTACTGTCGAACAATTCGACACTAGCTTTTCTTATGCGTAAGCATACTTTGCACCGCTACCATGCGCTACAATAGCTATACTCTTTGCACTTATGTTTGACCCACTACATAGCTTACAGCTATCGCAAGTCGTCCTATACCCTGCTTCCTTAGATGCAGGACATAAAATCTCTTTGTCTTTTACTATAGAACTAACGCTATCTATAACTCTAAAAGTACGCAATCCATTATCCCATGCTTTACGTGCATCGGTGACACTATCGGCAGAGTGCATACATAAATCGTAGCGTGTATCTGCACTAGATATATTGTGCTGATGCGTGTAGCCTGTACGACCTACCGACTTAGTCAACAAGCTATCCCATATGTAAGATGGTACAGCCGCAGGATCACCATAAGAACCTAGTCGTATAAGTTTAGCTTTCCCTAGATCGGCCAATGCATCGTGGCCTGTAACGTGTCCATACTTACCACGATGATATGTATTCCATACGTTTAAGGGTGCTTGATATATAGCTACATAACAAGGTCGATCTTTAGCTAACTTCTCAGGCTCGCTAGCCTTGCGTGGTGTACCCTTCAAAGGACAATCGCCACAGATAGAGTAGTCGAGGCCTAGCTTGTTAGCATCACGAGGATCTACATCACGTACAAGTATCCATGTTTGTATCATGCTACCAGTTTTTATATTACTTGAATTAGATTTGAACCCAGTAGCTATACAGATAATAGGCACGCCATCAATCATAGATGGGCCGTCATATATAATCATTAGTTTATTCTCCTTTGGTTAAAATAAATTTATAATAGTTTGTGCAATTAAAAAAGCACCCATCATTACACCTAAAAATATTAATAGGTCAATCACAGTTACGATAATACTTTTTATGAAATTAAACATTCGGTTTCCCTTCCTGTTTGTACTATCCAAGAATAGATAGTTAGACTAGGGAGTCAACCCCCTTTAGGGGGGTTGCTTCCCACCAGTTTCCTGTACTCATCAGGTGTAGTACCTGTGAAGAAGAAGATACGTTCCATGACGTTTAACTTTTTAAACGCTAACACATCCACAGATACAAGACCTATCCAGTCTAATAATTCTTGTGGACTTATGTCTAAATCAAGTGTGTGTTTATCACCAGAAACAAGTGACTCTTTTGTAATTTTCATTTTACTTCCTCCTTTTCGGTTTAGTTTTAGTGTCGAACAATTCGACAGTAGAAACTTGCGTACCCATGAGATTACGTATGCCTCTGTGTGACGCAAGCATCTGTCTGTAGTACGTAGATGTCCACGCCTTGTCTGCACGTAACGCCTTACGTGTACGCTTACTCACTGAATGCGACATTATGGCGCACTTATGAATATACCAAACGATATGGCTAGCATGCATACAAGTACCATGCACATGCATAGAGCTACGCCTATAAGCAAGCGTAATGCGATTGTATAAAACATTTTCATAACTCCTTTTTTTGTTTGTGATTTTAGTGTCGAAACATTCGACAGTAGATGCAAAAAAGCCCTGCCAGAAGTGTGGCAAGGCTTATGTGTGTCTGCGCTTGTAGGTGAGTGCTACGCTTGCGCTAGCACCTGTAGTTGCTCGATGAATAGATCAAGAGATAGTTTACTATCTGCAAGCTGTTTGGTTACTTGCTTGGCAAGTGTTGCCTCGGTGATCTTCGTGGGTGCATCCGCCTTGGGTGTGTCTGCCTTTGCGCTTGCCTTGGGTGTGTCTGTGCCTTTGGGCGTAGCCGCCTTGGGTGCTTGCGCTGTAGTCTTTTTAGACTTTTTCTGTAACAAAACTCTAATAGAAGACATTGACAAATCGTTAAGCTTTTCACTTGTGAAAGCTCGCTTTATCTGCGCCTTGTGTGTAGCACATGTCACGTAGTCGTAGCGTTGGCGTCTGTCTATGTGCGCCCAGTCACTTTGTGACCACCATTGCCCAAAAAGTTTATCGGATTTCGTGTTATTCTCGACTTGAAATTGTAGCTTTTTCTGCATGAAAATATGGCCCAACTCACAGCGTGTATCAAATGCCTGTGCATGTATGACACCCATCGCATCATGTAGCGTCACAGCATGTGCTATGACCTGTGCGTCTGTCCACACTTGCTTGCCTTGCCTCCACACATTGTCTGCACCTAGCTTGAGTGATACAGGCTTGCTTGTGGTTGCGCTTGTCTTCGTGGTTGCTTGTGTCTTCGTCATGTTCGTAACTCCTATGTAAACTGCTAGTCAAAATCGACTAGTGACAATCAAGCTAATCCATAGAGCAAAAATTGTCAAGCACTTTTGGTGCGCATTATGCGTAAGGAAAAGAAAGCTACTGTCGAATTGTTCGACACTAGGCCTCGGCTCCTTGTGTGCATAGGTGATAGGGGGGTATGCCTATGTGTGCAAGCATGACAGGGGGGTATGGGTGCATAACTTGGTCATTTTGTCGCACTTATGAAAATAGCTGTTGCTTTTTGTCACTCTAAAAGAGTGCTACTGTCTAGTTATCAGTCTAAAAAGCTTTGCTTTTCATGTACATACGTCAGGGCAAAGCCCCCTGCGCTACACGCAAACGCACACATGCATAGGGGGGCATGGGCCACCCCCCATCTACCCGTTAGCTATATATGTACAAGTACACACACGGGGTTTTTTGCACCTAAAGTTATTTATATGTAGGGGTTGACACAAAATATAGCGTGTAAACTAGAATGTGATCACAATTAAAGTGTACTAGCTAGTATAATAATAGTATGTGATACATATTGTCGCACTATACACGTTTTTGTATTGACACAGCCTCTAAAATATGTATAACTGCGTAGCAGGAGCAGGAGGTAGTTAAACTTTAAAGTCAAATAAAAATATAATAAATAAAAACACAGTAACTTAAAGACATCTGGACTTAGGTCATTAAACTTTAATAGTTAAACTATAGGTGTTGACAGATATATTTGTATATGATATAGTTTTATTATTAGTTATAATTGTATAACTCCTATAATAAGACTTAATCTATGTAATTAAGTTGTAACTTCAGTGTCGTAATGTACAATTCATTGTATTTTGCGACACTTTTTACCTTACTCCTTGAAATAAGTGTTGACAATGAACAAAAATAAAGTAAAACTATATGCAACAGAGTCTGTCATTGAAGAGTTTTACAGAACTTTAGCTAACAATGACACAAGAGGAGTAAATAAAGTACACATTCCTAAGTCAGATGTGTTCTATGTACGTAGAGCCATCTATGATGACACAGGAGAGTGGTATACGTTGGACCATGTAGAAAGAGCTATGTACGTGGAAGGTCATTTAACTAGAAGAGAGGTACTTGACCCCGACAGAAAGCGACAATACATTAAAGGACAAGACTATTTTTAGTAATTTTAAAAGGAATATAACATGAAAGCATCATGGACTTGGATAAAAGAGAATAAACTAATTATTGTAGCTGCAATAGTTATCTGTGTATTAGCATATAACACTGTAGTAGGCTAAAGTGTCACCTAAGTTACTCTTTGCCGTTACCTTTGCTACATTCCTTGGTGCATTTCTGCTACCAACTGTAGTAATGAAAGTGCATGCAGCTGATAGTAATACTGTATCTAGCACGGTAGTGACAGATAAAGCCCCACCTACTGCTTCTGCACCCTCAGTTGTAGTAAATAATTCAGACATCTGTAAGTCAGGCGCAGCAGCCAGCATACAGACGCAAGTATTAGGTGTAGCTACAGGTATAACAATAACTGACGAGAACTGTGAGCGTATAAAGCTTGCACGTTCTCTTTACGGTATGGGAATGAAGGTAGCTGCAGTGTCCACCCTCTGCAGAGACCACCGTGTCTTTGATGCAATGTGGATGTCAGGAACGCCCTGCCCCTTCATGGGTAAGATAGGTAATGAAGCCAAGACTGCATGGGAAAGTAACCTAGACATTATGCCTGACGAGTCAGAGATACGGGTACGTGAACAAGATAGACAAGAAGAAATAGCAATAGCTAAAGCTGACAAAGAAAAACAAGCTAAGATAGCTAAAGCTAAACGAGAAAGAGAACTAAAAAAGATTAAACCTAAGAAAAGGCCAGTAGATAATGAAGGTACAAAGCATATGTGGTTTAAGCCTATTGGTGCTATCCTTATGCTCCTTCTCATCTAAGGCAGAAGAGGTATGCCCATCAGGAACAGTAGGTCTTTGTGATCCTACAGTACTAGAAACAGTAGTAGAGACTGTAGATGTAACGACTCAAAACGATGGACAAGGAACTTTAACGACCACCGTAACAACAACTGTAACAACTACAGATACGGTAACAAACGAAGACTCAGGTGACTTACTATCCTCTGACTCTACTTATGTATCATCTAGCAAACAAGGTGATATGGACAGTGATTGGGGAGGCCAAGGACCAGCAAGTATGCCAACTGGCAATTCGTGTGGTAGTTTAGGCACAGATAAATGTGCAGAAATAACTGGAAGTGGTAATACTACATCTGTAATGGGTGTAAGCGGTATGGGAACTACGTTTATACAAACAGTCAATATTTCAGACATGAATATCGAAGCTGGTGGAGAAGTTAATTATACTATTAAAGTAGATAAGCAGGATTCCGCTGACTCTATTTACATGCACATTACAGGGAAAGATGGCTCCACCACTTCTTTTGCAGGAACAGACATACTATCAGCAGCAGGTACAGCAAGCGGATATGCAGAGTACTCTGGTAGTTTTGACTTTGCTGATTCTCTTACTTCTCTCATTATTGAGATAGGAGGCAGAGATATCAATCTGGCTGTAGGGCCAATGTTTGATGACGTGACTATCAATGTGTTGTATAACGTAGTGAGTCAGATTGTATTGCAATCAATAACTACAGTTGAACAATATGTATTACATAATGATGGTGCTACTGAAACAGAGATAGAAATAGTAAAAGACATCTTTGATAATAACATACCAGTAGAACAACCAGATGGTAACTTAGACTTTGAACCAATAGACGGAGGAGATACAAACGAAGATTCATATGAGTCCGTAGAATTAGAACTAGAGTTAGACTTTGAGATGGATTTTGAGATGGACTTAGAAATGCCAGATATGGATCTAGAGTTTGATATGCCAGACATGACAATAGAAGCTCCAGTAACTGCAGTAGATGTAGAAATGGAAATGGACATAGAAGTTGTAGAAGTAACAGAAGCACCAGTAGAAGAAATAGAAGTGGCAGCAGTAGAGCCTGAACCAGCAGAGAGTGCTCCTGAACCAGAGCCACAAAAAGAAACAGTAGAACAAGAACCTGAGTCACAGCCAGAACCTGAAACGCAAGACGAACCAGAAGCAGAGACTCAGGAAGAAGAAGTAAAGGAAGAGCCTAAAAAAGAAGAGGCTAAACCTGAACCTAAGAAAGAAGAAACAAAAAAGCCTGTAACAAAAGTAGCAAAAAAGAAAGTTGCTAAACCTAAAACTAAAGCACAGAAAAAAGAAGCTAAAGAAAAAGCAGGTAGTAAGATCGTTAAGAAGATGGGTGACAAAGGCAGATATGATTCTGCTAATCAATTAAAGACACTCATTGTAATGCAGGTATTAGGAGACACCAAAGAGTTTTTTTCAGCACAAAAGATGTTGCCAGACATTCAAGGTTTCTTTACAAGTGGGGTTGTACCTGATGCAGAAATAAAAGATAATAACTTTGCGTCTTTTATGTTAACAGGAAAATCCCACGTAAATATGAATGCATTAATTAATTTGCAATATAAATAAGAATTTGTTGTATTTGTAAGGGAATGCATTTACAATAGGTAAATAAATAATATAAATTAAAAAAAGAAAAAGGATACTACACTATGACAAAACTATCCATTGTACAAGGGATTGAAGAATACAAAACACCCGTTACGTTAGGTGACGGAGTAGTAACAATTACAGATGCTACTTACACGGTAACAACAGAACAATCAGGATCTACATTTATTTTTGATAGAGCAGCAGGAATTGTTGTAACTCTTCCTGAGTTAACTGCAGCAGCAAGTGGTGAGCAATATACATTTATTGTTGGAACAACTTTCTCAGGAGCAGGAAAGATTAATACAGGGGCAACAGCAGATTTGTATTCTGGTTTTGCTATCTTGTCTGACCCAGCAACTGCTGGTGACACCAACACTTTTATACCAGATCAAAGTAACGATGATACTATTGATTTGGGATCAATAGAACAAGGTTGGCTTTCTGGCGGTATGATAACATTAACTGCTCAGTCAGCTACTCGTTGGCACTGTGCTGCATATTTACTTGGTGACGCTACATTAGCAACTCCGTTTGAATAAGTAGATTAACATGGCTGTAAAAAAGAAATCAACTGTTAATAAAGCTGGTAACTATACCAAGCCTACAATGAGAAAGAATCTTTTTAATCAAGTTAAAGCTGGGAGTAAAGGTGGAAAGCCGGGCCAATGGTCTGCTCGTAAAGCCCAACTCCTAGCCAGCCGCTACAAAGCTAAAGGTGGAGGATACAGATAGTGGCACTAAAGGCTAGTCAAAAGAGTTTAAAATCATGGACAAAACAAAAGTGGCGAACTAAAAGTGGAAAACCATCTAGTAAAACTGGTGAAAGATATTTACCTGCAAGGGCAATTAAGTCTTTATCTAGTAGCGAATACGCTGCAACTACAAAAAAGAAAAGACAAGATACTAAAAAAGGTAAACAGTTTAGTAAACAACCTAAGACTATAGCTAAGAAAACTAGATCGTATAGGAAAGTCTAATGGCTGAAGTAGAATACAAAGGTATAAAAGTAGGTGGCTCTAAGCTCCTACTTATTATTCCACTTATAGGTACAATTATAGGTGGACTCTGGGGTGGCTTTGAAGCCTATCAAAGATATTTATCTATGGAAAAAAAGATAGCTAACTTTGTATCACCTGATCTATCTCATATAGATAATCATATGACTATGGTAGAAGCAGAGCTAGGAATTATAGGTGCTGAGTTTAAAGCACTCAAAGAAGTAGACGCTGCAACTGGAGCAGTTATACGAGAGCAGATTAACTCTGTTAAAGCTATCTCTGCTCAACTCCAAACAGATCTACACGATTTACGTATGGATCTTAATCAAGATACAGCAGAACTTAACAACGCTATTGAAGTTAAGTCAGACAAGATAAACGCTAATATAGATAAACAAGAAGCACGTTTAGAAAAACAAGACTCTCGTAATCGTCAAAACATAGAAGATGTACGAGGAGTTATTAATACTTTTGAACTACGGTTTGAATCTACTATCAGTTCTTTTGAAGAGCGCATGGATTCTAAGATGTCAAAGCTAGATCAGAAGCTTGATAACTTAGAGACAGCACTAGATCAAAAAATACAACGTGCAATAGATAACCCATTGGCAGGTAACTAAATGAGTATAACGTATAGAGGCGAAACATTTGCAGGGTACAACAAACCTAAACGTACTCCTAAACACCCAACTAAATCTCACGTAGTTCTCGCTAAAGAAGGTGACACTATAAAAATGATACGCTTTGGTGAGCAAGGCGCAAAGACTGCAGGTAAAGCTAAAGCTGGTGAGTCTGCAAAGATGAAAGCTAAACGTAAAAGTTTTAAAGCTAGACATCGTAAAAACATTAAGCGTGGTAAGTTAAGTGCAGCTTACTGGGCAGACAAGGTTAAGTGGTAAGATGTGGACACCTTTAGTACTTATGTGTTCTATGTATGTTAGTACAGAATGTACAACGTATGGTGGACCCGTATTTAAAAGTGAGGCAGTATGTTATGAACAGATACAAAAAGTAGGGTTGCCTTACTTAAAACAAAAGTTTCCTTCTGGTAGAATATTACAAATAAAATGTGTTAACTGGAATGTAAACAAAACAAAAGTAGATACGTAAGAAGGAAATGTAATGGCTAGTAAATTAACAAGATGGATTAATGCTAAATTAAAAAAGAAAGGCTTGTCCGTTAAAGAAGCTAAAAAGAATGCAGGTAAATATAAAAGTATTGCTGCAGCTAAAAGAGCAGGAAGTCTTTACTACACAGATAAAAAAGGCAGGATAATGATTGCTGCTTACGCTGAAGATTTAAAAGATGCACCTCCACCTAAAAAAACAAGCGCACCTAAAAAGTCACCTCGACCAATTAAAAGACCAACAAAGAAAAAAGAAACAGTTTCTAATAGACAAGCTGAAAAAGATATAGATGCTGCAAGAGGTAAAATAAAAATAGCTGAAGCAGAAGCAAGAATAAGAGCAACAAAAAAAAGAATAGAAGAAATTGATAAAAAAATAGCAGATCTTTTAAAAGAATCTAAAAAAGAAACTATTAAAAGTAAAGTAAATATATTAAATAAAACTGCACAAAGATTTAAAGATACAAAAGTAGCAGCTAAAAATTACTTAAACCGTATTGAAAAAGAATCTAAAGAGGCTGGTAAAGAACCAAAACAAATAACTGTAATAGCAGTTAAAGCTAGTCCTCGCAAAGGATATGAAAGTGGTAGAGATGATATGCAATCACTGCCTCGTTATTTGCAAGACATAAGAACTAATCCATCAGCTAGACGAAAAAAAAAATAACTAAAGCAAAAGGAGGATTAATAGATATGAGAAATAAAGGTTTGTTTAAATAACAGCCCTATTAAGTTTAATAACTAAAAGGAATATACAACATGGATAAAATTAAAACATCTATTGCAAGTATTACCGAAATAGGTATATCACTTATCACACTATCTATCGTAGCTTCAATGCTAGTTGGATCAAGTAATCTAATATTTTTAGGTGATGCAGTCGCTAACATAGTAGATCTAATTGAAATGCTAGGCAGCGCAGGACTTGCAGGACTAATTGCTACAGGAATTGTACTGTACCTATTTGGTTGGTCAGGTTTCTGTGATTGCAAAAAGAAGTAAATACACATAACGGGGTTGCAATAAAAGCAATTTTATGTTATAACTAAGTATGGTATAACTTCCGTAGTAAGTCAGACTCCCTGACATACTTTATTAAAAAAAGGAATTATACTATGCTAAAAAAATTATGGCGCAGAGCAGTAGCTGCACAAGAACGAAGAGCCAACTACTGGAAATTACAAAACATGACTGACAAAGAACTGCGAGACATCGGTGTTGAGCGTTTTGAAATTAACAAAAGGATTTATAAACAATGAAGAAAAAAAGTGGTGGCTGTGCAGGTAGAGGCATGGATGTAATGAAATTAAAAACGGCTGGTAGTACAACTAAGAAAAAACCATCTAACTATGCGTATGGTGGAATGGCTAAGAAAAAACCTGCAGCTAAGATGATGGCTGGTGGTATGGCTAAAAAGAAACCTGCAGCTAAGATGATGGGTGGCGGCATGGCTAAGAAAAAATCTATGGGCTATGAAGCTGGTGGAATGTCAATGAAAAAACCTACTGGTGGACTAAAGAAACTACCTAAAGATGTACGTAACAAAATGGGTTACATGAATAAAGGTGGCATGGCAAAGAAGAAAGCTAAGTAATGTTAGCTCAACTTATATCCCCTGTCACTGGTCTTCTCGACAAGTTTATTGAAGATAAAGACCAGAAGAATGCTCTCGCTCACGAGATAAGCACGATGGCTGAACGCCACGCACAAGAACTAGCTATGTCTCAGATTAAAGTTAATCAAGAAGAGGCAAAGTCTGGTTCTTTGTTTATAGGAGGATGGCGACCTTTTGTAGGATGGATCTGTGGAATTGCATTGCTGTATCACTTTATCTTGCAGCCTTGCATTCTATTCTTTGCTACAATGTTTGGAGCTACACTACCACCTTTACCTGCATTTGACATGGGTAGTTTAATGACTGTATTAATGGGAATGTTAGGATTGGGCGGTTTACGTAGCTATGAGAAGAGCAAAGGTATAGCTAAAAAATGAGTGCAGCAAACTTTTCTAAATGTTTAGATATGCTCCTACATCACGAAGGTGGTTTTGTAAATCATCCTGACGATCCGGGTGGCATGACAAACTTGGGTGTTACAAAAGCAGTATACGAAAAATACATCAAACGTAACGCTACTGAAGCTGAGATGAGAGCATTAACAAAGATTGATGTCTCACCTATATACAGAAGTAATTACTGGGATAGGGGGCATTGCGATGATCTACCTAGTGGAGTGGATTGGTCTGTGTTTGATTGGGGTGTTAATAGTGGAATGGGCAGGGCAGCAAAAGCGTTACAGAGGGTGGTTGGTGTTACTGCTGATGGTGCTATTGGTCCTATGACAATTAAAGCTACTCACGATATGAAACCTCAAGATGTAATAGTTAAGATGCATTCTTCTCGTCAATCATTTTACGAAAGTCTTACTACCTTTAAAACATTTGGGAGAGGGTGGTCACGTAGAAACGATGAGACACTAGAAGCTGCATTAAAAATGGCAGGAGAATAATATGGCAAACAAAACTGTAGAAGCACCAAAAGGCTTTCACTGGATGAAGTCAGGTAAAGGATATAAGCTGATGAAAGGTGAATATAAACCTCATGCAGGTGCAGTAAAGAAAGCTTCGTTTGAAGTACAGAAAGTTCACAAAAAATGACACGAGTATTAACTGATAATCAAAAAAAGTTTTTAGAAGTATTGTTTGAAGAAGCAGGTGGTAGTCACGTTGCTGCAAAAAGACTTGCAGGGTATAGTGAGAACACACCAACTAAAGCTGTAACTGATTCTTTGAAAGATGAGATAGTAAGTGCAACAACTGACTATCTAGCTCAGATTGCACCTAAAGCTGCTGTAGCTATGGCTAGAGCATTAGATGATCCTACTGAGTTAGGCATACGAGATAAGATGTCAGCCGCTAAAGACTTATTAGATAGAGGTGGATTTGGTAAAGTAGATCGTGTAGATGTTAATTCATCTGGTGGCGGTGTATTTATATTGCCAGCTAAAGAAGGTAAGAACGAATAAAACGTGAAGACTTAGGGTATTGGGAATTACCTAAACCTAAAAGAGGAAAAGAAAAACACTGGCACACTATTGCTAGAGTATCGTTAAAAACTGTACCGTTTGGTTATAAGATTAATGACAACAACGACAGACTATTAGATCCTGTACTTGATGAGCTAGAAGCACTAGAAGTAGCTAAAAAACATTTACTGCAGTATAGTTATAGAGAAGTAGCTCAGTGGTTATCAAGACAAACAGGCCGAAGTATATCCCACATGGGACTAAAGAAAAGAATAGACATTGAGCGAAAACGTAAAAAAACAGTTGCTATTAAACGTAGGCTTGCCCAGCGACTTGCCCAAACGCTCCAAGAAATCGAGAACCTCGAAACGCAAAAAGTCGGAACCTACTCTAGTTAAAAAAGTTGACGCTGTACCTGCTAAACCTATAGCACCAGCATACGATGTACAAGAAGCTCAAGATGTAGTCTTCAAAGCTAATGAAGGACCACAGACAGACTTCTTGTCTTCATCGGAAAGAGAAGTACTTTACGGTGGGGCAGCAGGTGGCGGTAAATCTTACGCTATGTTAGCTGATCCATTACACGGATTAAACAACTCAAACTTTAGTGGACTACTAGTTCGGCACACTACAGAAGAACTGAGAGAACTTATACAAAAAAGCCAAGAGTTATATCCTCGTGCTATACCCGGTATAAAGTGGTCAGAAAGAAAAAGCCAATGGATTTCACCTAGAGGTGGTAGACTTTGGATGTCTTACTTAGACAAAGACATGGACGTTACACGTTATCAAGGACAAGCTTTTAATTGGATAGGCTTTGACGAGTTAACACAATGGAGTTCTCCTTACGCATGGGATTACATGAGATCTCGTTTACGTAGTGCATACTCTAAAGAATTAGGTCTGTACATGAGAGCTACAACAAACCCCGGAGGTGCAGGACATCAGTGGGTTAAGAAAATGTTTATTGATCCTTCTCCGTACAACAAATCTTTTTGGGCTACTAATATTGAAACAGGCGACACTATTACATTTCCTAAAGGCCACACTAAAGAAGGTGAGCCATTATTTAAACGTAGGTTTATACCTGCAAGTTTATTTGACAATCCTTATCTTTCTGAAGGTGGCGACTATGAAGCAATGCTTTTATCGTTACCTGAACATCAAAGAAAACAACTACTAGATGGAAACTGGGATGTTAACGAAGGTGCAGCATTTCCTGAATTTAACAGAAACATACACGTAATTGATCCTTTTAAAATACCTCAAAGTTGGTCTAGATTTCGGGCCTGTGATTACGGATACGGGAGCCACACAGGTGTACTTTGGCTTGCAGTTTCTCCTAGTGATCAACTAATTGTATACAGAGAATTATATTGTTCTAAAGTTACAGCAACAGATTTAGCTGATATGATAATAAATGCTGAACAAGAAGACGGAACAATTAGATACGGTGTCTTGGATAGCTCCCTTTGGCATAAGAGAGGTGATACAGGTCCAAGCCTAGCTGAACAGATGAATATGAAGGGATGCAGATGGCGTCCTTCTGATCGTTCAAAAGGCTCACGAGTGGCAGGTAAAAACGAGCTACATAGACGCCTGCAGGTAGACGAGTTTACAGACGAACCTCGCCTTGTATTCATGTCTACCTGTACAAATACAATATCGCAAATACCTGCGTTACCGCTAGATAAGAATAACTCAGAGGATGTAGATACTAAATCAGAAGACCACTTGTATGATGCTTTACGATACGGTATAATGACACGACCTCGTAGTTCACTATGGGATTTTAACCCAGCAACACAACGATCAGGCTTTCAAGCGTCTGATCCTACATTTGGATACTAATAAATATGACTGATATAAACAATTTTATGGACACAGATATTTCTTCTTCTTTAGGTGATATAAAAGATACCGAAAATTCGGATGATCCTAAATCAGGTAGTATCACACAATTAGTTGAAGACAAATTTAAAAAAGCTGAAGATGCTAGATTTGTTGACGAGCAAAGATGGATGAGTGCCTACAGAAACTATAGAGGTTTATACTCTGATGATGTAAAGTTTACTGAAGCAGAACGCTCTAGAGTATTTGTAAAAGTAACAAAGACTAAAACTTTAGCAGCATACGGACAAATTGTTGATGTGTTATTTGGTAATAACAAATTTCCTCTTTCAGTAAATCCTACTAAACTTCCTGAAGGAGTTTCAGATACTGTTTCATTTGAGACAGATCCAAATGGTCAAAAAATTGCAGAGAAGTCAAGAGAAGTTTTTTCTAAGCCTAGTCCTTTAATTACAGCAGATACAGTGCTAGAACCCGGAGAAACATTAAACTCATTGAGAGAACGATTAGGTCCAGTAGAAAAAAAACTAGAACCCATTACAGATCTTTGGATATATTTCTCGGTCTCCATAGCGTTCCCGACCAGATATTCTGAGATGCCTTTGTTGGGAATGCCGACGCTAGGCTTGAGCGGATATTCGGGGCACGTCACGCTAATTACTTCAATATCGTAACCGAATATTAGCCGGTTCCAAACTCGTGGTAGGACGTCGTCGTCGTACACCTTGAACAATGCGGTGTGCGAGGGGATGAGCAGGCATATCTTCCTCCCGTGGTAAAAATCCAGGAGCCTCTTTAGGTTGCGCTTTTCGTAGGGGCGCGGTTCAAAAGTTACCCTTCTGCCATCGAAATATTCGAAGGGCGATGAGCGGCTGTAGTGTTCTTCGCCACTTCCGCTCAGCAATTCAGTCGCATGTCCGTCGATCCATGTCATTGCTTCAGAAACGTCTCGAAGATTAGCTGCGTTCTTCGCGCCCGCCTCGGTTGCTGCGAGCTGTCCCGTGCCCTGAGCTAAAGCGTAAGCGATGATCGGAATGCTGATTGACATGGCTCCTCCTGAGTTCTTAGCGCTGTCGCACGCTCGTCGTTAAAATTGCGTGGAATTTCGGCCCCCCAGCTCCCCTCCCGCTGCGAAATAGTTCGGGCCTATCGTTGTCGACGTTATCCCCAGTCGACGAGCCTAGGATGCTACCTCCAACTCCCAAGTCCCGCTCAGTAGAGCACTGCGAGCTCTATCTCGATCGGCTTCGCGTGGCCATGCGGCGAGCAAGCGCGGTCGAGGTCCGCAGGCTTCTGCCCCTAGTGTTGCGCTTCAAGGCCGAACTTGCCCAGGCGAACACCGAAGAGGCTCTGCTGCAGGAAATGCTTGGAGCGTCGGCCGTTCGCGTAGTCGATGAACCGGATGAGAGGGAGTCTGAGCATGACTAATGCGCCTTGCCTCGACTTGGATCGTCGCACTGCCTGCAAACTGAGCTCTCAAGCAAAAAGCAGGTCAAATGCTGATGGGGAGCCATTGGCGTGATAGTGTTTGCCTTCACTCACAGCGAGCCGGTAGAGACCAAACAGCGCCTCAGAGACCTTGAGCGCCATGGGTTGCGCCGGGATCGGTTGGCTAAAGAAAATCTACGCGCCGGCGCGTTGGCCGGTGCTGGTCTGGACTGGCCAGACTTCGGTGGCCGCCAGCTTGCCAAGGCTTACGCTGATTTTAAGAGGCGCAACGATGTGGCCCCCCGGAAGGGTGCCCAGTTT